AATATTTAAAGACAATTCTGTCGCTTTAGCATTAACATTTTGATAATTAGAAGTATCAATACCTGGTATATATTGCCCTATTGCATTACCAATTGCTTTAGTTTTGCTTGTTTTAACTTTTGCATTACCTTTTTCATCAAATAAAGTATTTTCAATTGATTGTAATGCTCTAAGAGAATCATTAGCTCCCATTGCCGCTTCTCTGCCTTTTATAATATTTTCTTTATCTATTTGACGAGCTAATACTGGGTCTCCCCCAGTTAAATCAACGGAACTTGTTGCGGAATTTGTTTTAGCTTTAAATGCTTCAGCATTTAATCTACCTATTTCAGCTCTTTTTTTAGCAATATCTAATTCTTCATTTTTCATTGCTAAAGGTTTATAACCCATTTTAGAAGCTATTTTTATAGTTTCAAAATTTGCATTGTTTGCATTAATTTCTTGTGGCGAATTATGTAATTCATTGGCTATTTTTGTGTAAGCAGTAATATCATTTCCAGTAATATTTTTAATAGCTTTATCAATTACAGAAGCATGTTCATTACCTTGTTTTACTTCATCTTGCATTATATCATAAAGACTTTGTTGTGTTTTTAATGCTCGCTCGTTTTGTGATTGTCTTTCTTTTTGAATGCCTTGATAAGCTTGATTAAATCCTTGCGCTCCAGTATCAGCAGATAAAGCAGATAAAACACTTTGCCCTATATCAAAAGAATTTTCTAATTTAGAAGTTGGTTGCGATTGTTGAGTTAAAAGTTGTGTTATTCTATCTCTTGTTGATTTTAATTGATTTTGTGATGATGAATAATTGTCTGTAATCATTATTGACCCCCCGCAAACATTTTACCAGCTTGCAAACCACCACTAAGTAATGCCATTATAGATTGTCTCATTTGGTTGTTTCTTTGGTCAGATGCTTGAGCTAAATTCATTTGTCCACTTGCTTGTCCTTGTAATTTACTAATTTGATTATTTAAATTATTGATAACATTAGAATGAGCTTGATTTTGAGCTTGTTGTCCTGCTTGATTAACAGCAGAAAAAACACTTTCATCTCTTCTTTCTGGGTCAAAATACTGTTGTCTTCCCATTAAAGCTTGCCTTCTATTCCCCTCAATTAAATCTCTAATGTTTCGCAAATAACCTTGCCTTACACTTTGATTTTCTTGTGATAATAATTGTTGAAATTGTGGGTCATTAGGATTAGATAATAAATTGATTAAACCTTGGGTTTTTCCCAAAGTTTCCATCGCACTTTTTTCTGCTCCTGATTTTTTGTTTGATAAAAAAGGTATTGCCATTATTGAACTCCTAAATCTGTTCCGTAAATAAAAAAACTTGATATTAAATCTCTCCCTTTAGTGTCATCAGTTTCAAAAGATATTTTGAATTGTTTGCCACGCCAAGGTAAAGGTAATTTTGGATTATAAGGGGTAATTCCCCCTATTGCTGTTTGCCCTATAACTGTCTTTCCAATTACACCTGCTCCAATAGCTGTTGTTGTTATCAAGCTTTGAGAGGTTCTAGTAAAATCGCCTACAACAGATATAGTGTAAGTTATATTTGCACCAGTTTCAAAAGTAGGGCGAATATATTTGCCTTTTTTTAATGAAATTGATGCTTGTGGCTCATTAAATGTAAGCCAAGCGGTTTCAATTTTTGTTGCTATTTTATCACCGTCATCATCAAAGTTACCTTGATCAAATTTAAAAATCAAGCCATTATTTGCACATAATAATAAAATTCCCGAATTAGTAACTAAAAAACCGTTTACTTCACCTAATTTACCATTAAATTTGCTAAACGAACCATTGGGTATAAATTGTCCGTCAATATACATTGGTGTATAATTATAATTATAAATTACTGAACCAATTTTACATAAAACCCAATTTCTACTTGGATAATGAACTAATTGTAAAGCTAAATCATTACCAATTTGTGTTTTAATATTGTTTTGTAATTCTGTTTTTATTGCTTCTGATATATTATTTGTTTCAACCGATGCTGAATCAAAAGAAGATTTAAAAGAACGCAAACCATCAAAAGCTAAGTATAACATATTTGAACCTATATTTACAAGTCCATATTTAGTAACACAACCTTGAGTAAAACTACCTACTGGTGTTAAATCAATTGCTTTTGTTGATGTATCTGATATTGGGTCTTGTCCACTATCAACAAATACTTGCCCCAAACCAGCACCAACTAAATATCGGCCATAAGTTGATAATGTTTTTAATCCAGCACCTCTACCATATCTGGTGCCATAATCTATTGTTGAGGCTTGTAATGTTCTAGCTTCGGTTGTCATATCTTGAGGATCTTGCGGTCCAGACACTCTAATCTTTGTTGTATCTCTAGCATCTATATAATATCCTCTGCCATAATGAACATGAAACCAGTTAGCAATTGGCATAGCTTTTTTATGGAAAATTACAGTATCGCCCGCAGTTTGAGAAGCTACTGTTGTAACTACAATATTTGCCGAAACTGATTGAACTTTAGTTAATGCATTTCTAGTTGTATTATAAGCAAAATCGCCTTCTTTTATTTCTGTTGTTGAAAAATCTAATCCTGCGACAACAATAACATTCGTGTTTGTTCCTGTTGTAGTTAATGCGACATTATCTTTTTGCACCGCACCAGAAACTATATTTAATTCTACATTGTCCCAAATTTCATATTTATCACTTACTTTATTTGCATTAGTAGCAAAACCAATCCCGGTTGCTGCGGAACCAGTTGGAGAAATATCTAAATCAGTTGTGCCAACACTAGTAATAATTGCTTGACTACCATTAGTTGCATCATAAACAACATCGTTTATTTGAACATAAGTTTGACTGCTCCAATTGCTAATTTTTGAATCGGTTAATTTTGTTGAGCTTGTCCCCGCTCCCATTGTACCTTTATTAATAATTGGTTGCAATTCTTTAAATGTATTGCCAGCATTATCTGTATAAAAATTTCTATCTACACCATTTACAAAAATTAATTTATCTTGCATCATTCTACTCATCATTGTTGCTGAAGAATCTTTACCAGACAAAACTAAATCCCAATCATTAGTTGCCGTGTTGTATCGCCAAATTTTGCCACCACCACTTGAAAAATAAGTTGAATTGTTATTTTTATCAATATATTCGTGCAAAGCATTTAAATTGGGCTGTGAAGATATTGGATTACCAAATCTTTTCATCCCTTGTCTTTTTTCCGCTTGCCCAAAAACATTTACATAACGATTAGTAAAATTATTAGCATATTCAATAGGTTGGTCGTTTTGTGAAAACTCCGTGCCTAATCCTCTATATGGTATATTATATTTTACATATTTCATTATTTTCTCCGATATTTTCCATAACCAGGTCTAAAATAAGTATCTGACCCACTATCAGAATGAAACCTATTATAAGCTTCTTTAAGCTTATTTTGATAATCTGCTAAATAACCTACATATTGTTGTGTTTGTGCCCCCCCTGATTCTTCTAAACATTTTTTAGCAACTAATCCAGCTACTAAAACTCTTGAAGGGTAAATAGGCACAGCCGATACATCTGCTGTCGTATATAATCTTGGTTTTTCGTAATAAGTGATTTTAAATGTTTTATTATTTTCATTTGTTCCAGGTGTTGGAAACACTCTAACTTTAGGATTAGCATTATCATCAACACCAACAATAGCCCATTGCCTAGGGCGACTATACATTTTTATTCGATTAAGTCTTAAAATATCATCAAAAGTTGTAAGCCACATTGGGGAAATATCGTCATCAAAAGCAATTTCGTGAACATTTTTTACCAATGTATTTGTTTCAATTGAATAATCTGCGACAGAAGATGAGGCAGTAACCACAACTTCTTTAATATTTTCTTTCCAGTCTCCATAATCTGTAACTTCGTCTATAACATCGTTAAGTATTTCAACCATTAATTCTGCTTCGCTATCGTCTGTTAATGTTGCAGCACTAGTTAAAACAAATTTTTTTCTTGCTTCGTTAACTATGCCTAAAACATTTTTTCTAATATCTGTTGATGCCATAATTTACCTGCTAATTCTCATTGTATAATATTGTGCTGATGTTATATGACAAACTGCTAATGTTGTTCTATCAGGAATATCATAAGCAACACCGTTAGCTAATTGATTAAATTTAGAGGCACTAGTTGGAAATATTCTTGCACTTGCAGAAGCATCATTAATTACATAAGTTATCGCCCCGGGCAAACATTTTCCAATAATTAATGCTTCGTTAGAACCACTGGTTGCGGTTTTTATAACATTAATTGCTTCGAACAATTGTTTAGCTGCGGCGGTTGTTGTCCCTGTTGCGGCAACTGAAGAATTAACAGATCTTTGCAAAGCACTAACAAAAACATTGCCACTAAAAACTGCATTTCCATCACTATTTAAAGACAAAACATTGGTAGGAGTTATTGCTCCTTTTCTGGTTACATTAAAATCCATTTTTCCAGGTGCACCACTATCGGAAATTGCTCCATTAGTATCAGATGCCATTACAATTGAATTAAATAATTTATAATTTGAGCCAGTCCACCCAGCACCATAAATTGTAAATAAATTTTGACCACTTGTTATAGTTGAATGTGCCGAAGTGTTAGAGTTTGACCTTGCACCAACAATTAAAGGTTCATAAGTTGTTGAATGGCGGTGTAAAATTGTTTGTGCATAATTTGTAGTATTGATATCACTAACTTTAAATGTTGATTTGTAAACTGTGCCGTTAATATTTACACCACTTACTTCATTGCCTACATCTCCTACAACAAGATTATTAGAAAAAAGATTACTAGCATTTATATTGCCAGAAGCAGTAAAATCGCCGCTAATATTTAAAGAAACATCTAAACTTTGTTTTCCAGTCGCTGTAATTGGTAAAAAACTATCAAATATATCGCCATAATCCGATTGTTGCGGTATGTCATTATTTTCAAATAAACTTTTTAAATATGTTGGGGTTCTAATTGTCATGTGCTTTCAGGGTAAATTATAAAACTACAGCCAATAGACATATCACCTATTCCATTAGCTTCAAAAATGTGGTCTGCTGGACCATTTCTTCTAGCGGTAACACTGGTATTTCCAATAAAAACCGATGAATAATTGCAAATGTGACCAGCCTGATAAATTGGGTGGCTATAAGGTAAAGGTCTTGGATCGTTTAAACCTTTTACAAAATCTTGAGGGTGTTCTTGATCTGCATATTGTTTTCTTGTAAAAAAGCCACGATAATCGCGGACAAGATCTTTGGCATAACATACTTTGCCAGATTCTTCATCTTGCATTAACCAGTTTCCCGATTTCCATTTTCTTTGTCCGCTTTTATACATTGGCTTTTTTACATTAAATTATACCAACAATCGTTGCTGATCCACTGGCATTAGCTTTGATTGCTTTAATATGAGTTAAAGGAGTTTCAATTATACAAGAAAAATTTGTATCTGATGCAGAAGTAAAAGTAGTTACTGTGGCTGTTGCCTCAATAGCACTAGCTCTTATTCCGTTTGCATCAAATTGAGGAACAGATATTTTTCCTAAAATATGAATTCTAGAATCTTTATCTGTTCTTTTACCAAATATTGACCTGTTTTGAGCTGCTGAATATCCATAAGATACAGGGACCCAATCGCTAGTTGCTGTAGCAGTTTGATTGTTAATAAAAGTGTGTGCTTTTAAAATTATATTATTACTCATAAACTTCCGTCTTGTGTAATTACATAAGGAATATAAATTGTAGCTCCGCCAGCGGTAGGATTAGCTCCAGACACAGCAGAAACTGCAATTGCAACATCACCACCAACATTGCGAATATTAAGGGCAGAAACATTCATAACCGTTGCTTGAACAGCGTTTAATCCTGTTAATGTTGCATATTTATTAATATTGCTTGGAGTGCCAAAACTAATTCTAGTTCCAGATGAAACAGCAAAAGCAGAAGACATGACAATATAAGGAGCTCTTGTTAAAGAAGCATATTGAGGTAATGCTGCTGACACCATTTTAGATGCACCAGTTACCTCAATAATTTTTACTAACTCTACTTCACCTCTATTGTCTTGAGTAGGAATGCCATTGTCAATTCCCACTCTAATTCGACTTTGAAAACCAGTAAAACCAGTCATAATTATCTCCTAATTAAATTAAGCACCAGGTGAACCGTAAATAGCACGAGGATCAGAAGGAACACCAGTAGCAAAACGTTTGGTAATAACAATATTTAAATTTTGAGTTCTATCATCGGAAAATTTATCAATCTCAGTTTCTCTACGAACATAAGAAGTTAAACCGCCCAAAGAAATATCGTTAATTAAAAACCAAGCATCTTGGTCGGTTAAAAAATTAGTAGTAATAAGCTCTAGTTTCATATTTGACAACACATTAATGTCGTTATTATTTGAACCAGTAGCATATTTAGTTTCTAAAATTTTGGTAGCAATAAAATATAAACTTCTAGGCACAATTAATTGCTTAGGAGAAATATTTAATCTTTTACCTTGATCATCTCTAAAATCCATAATATCAATTATAGCATTTTCTAAAGATGTTTGGGTTAAATCAGCACTAACAGAAGGCACATTTGAAAAAATTCCTCCAGCTACTAAAGGATGAGCGGAATTTAATAAAGAAACTCCATCTGGTCCTGTGTAATTAGTATTAAAAGCATTATTTAATACATTCGTGTGAACAATTTCTTCTTGATGAACCATTGAACGAGCAGCCATTGCGGGAATTTTTTTAATAATATTGTATTGGTCATCTTCAACCATTTCACGAGTGATTGTAATTCCCAAACCATAAGTATTATGAATATATTCTTTTTGGTAGCCTTGAAAGATATCGGTAAATGATATTTCATCACCTTGTTCTTTAATAGCAGCAGTTGGCAAAGATGTAATACCTTGTTCTTTTTCAAAAGCTTTATCAGACTTTTTAATTTCAAAGAATTTTTTATACATTACTTCGTGTTCTTTGTATTCGTGACCAAATATTTTAGCAATACCTGGATACAATAACTCTGCTAATTTTGATGTTGCGATTGTCATAGTTTCTTATAAATGGAGTTAATATTATGATAAAAGTGGATTAGCCAATTTGACTACTACACCAGCATCAGCTGGAACATCTTTATTTCTTCCATATTGAGCGATTTCAAAATCAGAAATTGAAACAATTTGAAAGGTTCTTGAAGATGTGTTTGCTGCGGTCGCAGATGCGGCTTTAATGCCATAGCCACTTTGTCCTGATTTTTGGTTAGGTGTAGCAGAAGTAACTGTTACAAATTTACCAATTAAACCAGCAGAAGCAGAGGTATCAATTGCAGCAATATATCTAACTCTTGGGTCAGTAATTACTTCAACAAAACCAGCTTGTCCTGAAGTTAGGAAAGGTCCGTTTGTTGGTTGTGAATGAGTTAAGGGTCTTTTTTCTCCCCCAACATCTTTATAAGAAGCTATTACAACACCTAATAAAGTAGCAGACGAAGCCGTTACTCTTTCAGCCAATCCAGTATTACCTTCAAGTTTTACAGGATCGTTGTTATAATAAGCATTATTTGCGGTAGCAACAACCTTAAATGTTTTGGTTGCATAACCACCGCCTTGAGACTTTACGGGAATAAAGCCGTTACGATATGTTGACATTTTGCTTAAAATTTATATTATTATTAATCAACAACAAAATTTCCTTCGTTATCTATTGAGTGAACATTTTTTGCATTTCTATGGTTTCCGTTCGCGAGAAGTTTTTTAACTTCAGCTTTATTAAGAATTGCATTAGTTCTATCAGCAGTTTCTCGCTCGTAATAAGCTTTTCTATCTTCTGCTGTTTCTTTTGGCAAAATCATTGCCACTAATTCATTTCTTTTTAAAATACTTGAAGTTAAACCGTTAGAATCTGTTACTTGATGTTCGTAATCACTAATAGTAGCATTTGGAAATTTAGTTGTATTTAGTGTTTCCCAACCTTCGGCTTTTTTCTTAGCAATATTTTCGGGAGTATCGTGACACCATCTAACAACATAACCCTCTGGGGCATTTATTGTTCCTGTTCTACTTGCTGGTCTCCAGCTTATAGGTTTTCCAGTTGGCGCATTTGCAATTTGTTTTTTTACAATTGATTTTCTCATAAAATATTACCTTAAAATTTGTCGATTGAAATTGGTCCACTATTACTAATTTTGCGCATACGGGCATAATCTTTTTCAGACACACCCATTTTATTTGCAAAAGATTTTTCTAAATCACTTAATTTGATTGTTTGTTCCGATCCTGCATTCAGTGTGGCATTACTTGATAATACCGGTGCATGCTTAAGAGTTGTATTTGAATTGCCTTTGTTTTGTCCCACACCCATCATTTTGTCTATTTCTTGCATTACTACAGAAATTGATGGTCTTTCATTTTTTCTTATGTATTTGTTAGAAATAGCTGCCATCATATCAACCACATTATTAAATTCTGGATGATTTTCTTGTAGCCAAGGTCTAACAAACTCATTGTTTTCGTTTTTTTCAAAAACTAATTTATTAGCTTCAACAGCATCATTAGGGTTGTTATAAAATTCCTGTTTTACAGGTTTATTAACTTGCTTAGGTTGTTGTTGAATTTTATTTAAAAAGTCATTATATTTTATTTCTGTTTTAAAGTCAAGTATTTTTTCATTTATTTCTTGAGCTTTATCATATTCAAAATTACTAATAGCGTCTTGATATTGTTTTCTAAGATCCGTAAGGGTTTTATTTGTATCATCTTCTATATATCTATTTTGCAATTCTCTTAATTGATTTTGCAATTGCATTTCGCGAGTTTCAAAACCTTCCGTCATCCTCATAAGCTCATCTTTAAGTAAAGAGTTTTGTTCTTCACTTATTTTTGTTTTCTTATACAATTCGTTAATCCTTTGTTGCACTTCAGGATTATCGGTTTCTACAAATTTTTCTTTTTTTTCAGGAAGTCTTAAAGTTTCTTTTTTTGTTTCAAGTTCAACAGTATCTGTTGCTTGTTTTTCTTCTTGGGATTCAAGATTTGAATTATTTTTAATAGATGTTATCGCATTATCTAATAATTCTTCAGGATTTGAATTTGAATTATCATTTTCAATTCCATTAATATTTACTTGGTTTTCAGTTTCAGTCATATTGTTATGATTTAATTATACATATATTTCGCCTAAAATGTCTTCATCAAGACATAAATAATATTCTTCTTCGACATTAGGTATTTTGATCCAATCGCCAGCAAAACGGCTAAACATAACCTTTTTGCCTTTTAATTCTTGCACTGGTGGGTCACATCTTTCGCCAACATCTAAAACTAAGCCAATTGAAGGGGCATTAATTTTAGGGTCTTTGTTTATGTTAAGAATAATTCCACCTGCACTTTTTTGCTCTGCCACTTCTCTTTTAATCAAAACACGATTAAAGATAGGTCGCAAAGGATAAGGATATTTTTCAGTCATATTGTTATGATTATAAGTTATAGGTCATTAGAAACCGCGTAAGGCATTAATTAAAGCTTGCCCTGTAAGATTTGTATCAAGTCCTCCTTGTCTTAAATATTGACTTTCTACAGGCAATAATTCTTGATTTGGATTAGATTGAATATTTCGTTGTAATAAATTAATATAATAATCTCTTGATGAACCACCCAAGCCTTCGCCTTGTGCTCCTTGAGATGATAAATAACTTCTTCTTTGTGTATCAGTTAAACCACCTAATTCTTGCAATGATTGTGGTAAAGCCATATTAGAAACATTTTCACCGCTTCTATAACCTTGATTATATAAATTAGCTAAATTAGCATTATTGCTTGCTTGAGTTTGTTGTCGTTGAATATCTGAATAACCAGATGAAGCAGGGCTTATTGCTAAAGGACTTCCGCCAGTTAAAGCCCCACCCGTTGCAATTGCCGCAGCTCTTCCTAATGCATCACTCCCAGTTAAAGTGCCTACTGCTTTACCAATACCACCAGCAAAACCACCTAATTTTTTTTTAATTTTACCAAAAAAAAATTCAGGCGAACCAGTTTCAGGATTAATATTTTCAAAACCACTACCAACCATATGAGTTCTATAATCTTGGTTTTCATCACTCATTACTTTTTTTAGTTTTACTAAAAAATCAGGATGTTGAACTAAAATATCTTTAGGAATAACATAATCACCAGGTGTGACATGTGCCATCATTGTATCACCTCCTCTTCCAACAGATGCCATTGCATTTGCTTCTGGATTTTGAGAAGGTATTGTTTGCGCCAATTCATTTTCAAATTGTGGTCTCATAGCTATGTATTTTGATTAGTTAAATATTTTAAATACTCTTCTGGGATTGGAAGTGTTTGGTCAAGAAATCCTGTCTCTGATCCTTGACGATTTGGGACAAGTGATTGAGAATTTTCCATTGTCCCTGTAGTTCCCTCAAATCCCCCAAGTCCTTGCAAGTCATTGCTTTTTCCGTTGGCTTGTAAAGATTGATTAATTGCTCCAAAACCTTGCGAGTTATTGGATTGTTCTGCCATAATTCTAGCTCGTCTTGCATTTTCTAATTTAATTTCATTTTGTATATATAGGAAAGCAACATGTTTTTTCCTATGTTCCAATATTGCTGGTAATGTTTCTTTATCAATTTCTTGACCAAAAGCGCCATTTAACAATTCGTCAATTACAGCAATATGAGTTTTATGATCTTGGTCTTCAAAAACATCAAACAAAGGTCGTTGATTTGGTGGCATTAAAAAATACATATTTTCTTGCCTTTGGTCGTCAATTCTTTGTGGTTGCTGTTGTTCTTTAGGATTTGGCAATAAATCTTTTATATCTTCAATTTCCATAGCTTCTAACATTTTTTTAGAAACCTCATATAAAGATTTGGGGTTATTTGCCATTAATGGGTTTTGAAAAGCAAATTGATATAAAGATTGTGCTTTTGCTATTTTTTGTTGTTTTGTAATGTTTCTAGGGTCAAAAATTGGCAAAACTTTTAAATCTTCTGCATAATCTTTTCTAGTAATTTGAAATAATTTGCCATCTTCTATAAAATAAGAATCTTGGTTTAAATATTTGCGATTTAAATCATATAATTTAGCTAACTCATCTTGGAAACTCATTGCCATTTGTTCCATTACAGAAGTAGGCATTTGCAATGACTGTTCAAGCATGGTGGTGATGGTGACAGGCTGGTATACTTTTTCTACATCGCCAGTTACGGCATCAGTAACGGAAACTAAACTTCTTGCATACCCTTCTAAACCTTGCATCAAATTTATATAAGCTGAATTTGGTCCTGGAAATTGTAATTGATAAAATTTATCACTAATTCTTCCATCGCCAAAGCCAGAGGTTTTAATAAATTTACCTAATTGCATTTCGATTTCACCACCTTTTGCATCCAAGGTTTCATCCATAAAACCACTTGCAGTATTCGCTAATTCGCCAGCATTAATTGATTGGCGAAGCATTTTATTTATAGCAATGTTTAATTTACCCGCTAAATGTCCTATGCCATAACCATAAAATCCATCAGGATTTTCTAAAAATTTATAATGTGTAAAATATTCAACAGGTTTTTTATTTTTTGTTGGTCGTCCTGTTTCGTCAATTTCATATCTTATTTGAATTCTTAAAACTTTTTTACTTTGAAAATCAATAGTAACAATATAAGGTTCCAATATACCGTCTTCGTCTAAATCACAAAGAGTATGTTGTTCTAATAATTTACAATATTCTGCACCATCGCTTCCACTTGGTGCAATTCCTTGATAATCTATTTCAACTTCTTCGTATTCATTTTCTGTGCCAATTTCGTATTTTTCACCAACATCAACAAAATAACCACTATTTTTTAATATCTTAACTTCGTTAAGAGTTTTAAATATTACATGAGTTTTTCTTGGTAAATCCTCAATCGCTATTGGTCCAACTTGATAAGGTATAACCAAATCAACCGCCCTTACTCTTTCTATTATATTTTGTTTTGAAATTGGGTCATAAAATGTTTTAGTAAAATCACTGCCATTTAAAGCGGTTGCTAAAAACATTGCATTTTTATCTCGTTTGTAATTTTTATTTAACAAACCAAGTTGGAAAGACATATGTTTAGAAATTTTTTCAGCTCTCTCTAATGTTCCATCATTTACATCATTTCCAATAGGGATTGCATCTAAAAAATTTCTAGTAGGGAAAAAAGCTTTATAAGCTCTTGATTGGAAAGAATTGCAAGCTTCTGTTATAATGGGGATACCATCGCGACTAGAACTTTCCCAAGGCTCATTTTCTGGCTCGTCTGATTGATTGTAAAGCTTTTTCCATTCAGTGTGTTTTTCTAGCCAAGAAGCTCTTGATGACAAATCTTGCTCAAAATCTTTGCAAATTTTTTCGCCAATTTGCTTTAACTCGTCGTCATCTATCTTTGAGGCAAGGTTTAACTGTTCTATATTAAGCCCTTCAGCTA